AAAGTGTACATAGTAGAACCATCGAATTTACTTTGGTAACTGCCGTTATTTTGAACGGACTTAATCTTTGAGTTTTTCATTTTCTTTATTATTTTTAATTCTTGTATTTAAAGTGTTTTCTATAAATTTCATGTATTCAGCAAAATCCCATGCGTCGTGGAAATGATAACCCCTTTCGTCCATTTCTTCTATGAACGCATCAAACTCTCCTTCTTTGGTAAAGGTACGGTTATAGGTGTTAGGTGACTTACAGTCAGGCATACCCTTCGGGGTAAATGCGAACTTAAACTTTCCTATCTTGTTTTCCATTACGATGCTAATTCGTCCAGAGCTTCCTTTCGCTCATTTATCTCACGTTGCTCACGACCTATTCTTACGTCGTACTCTACGCATAAAGCCTCCTTAAATTTCTTTAATTCCATTAAGGACATTAAGTCTAGTACGTCTTGAAAATTGATTTTATACTCGTCCATTATTTTGTGCTTGTACAATCTCTTGCGGTGTAAAATATATCGAGGAGCTTTTCCTCATCTATTATAGCGTTTTCCAGATATACAACCCATTCTAGTTCTTCATTGTAAACATCTGATACAATGTCTTTACTAGACTCTAAGGCTTCTACCCTACTTTTTCTTCCAACAAGTTCCTTTCTTCGGTACTCATTCATACTGCGAGAGTTTTCTATTTTACTCTCTAAAAATTTCATATCCATTGTGTATTTATTAAAAATTAGACAAAAAAAAAAAGGGGCGTTCCCCCTAGGTATTATTACGAATTTAAACCTAAATCTATTCCGTAAAAGTTAGCTACTGTTTTTAATAGTATTTCGGTATAGTATTTTTTATCGGTTGTCATTTCTTCGACGAAGCCGTTAGCGTGTAAGTAATCTATTGCTTCAAAGGCTTCTTTTTTTGTAACTGTGTTTAACTTTTTCATTGTGTGTGTGTTTATTTGTTTAACGCTAATATAGGGTATTTAATCTATTAAACCTAATTGTACCAAATTATTGAGCATAAAAAAAAGGGCAACCCACGTTTGGACTGCCCCTTTAACTGTTATTATGCAAGCACAATATACTCCAGAATATCTATAGCACTCTACTTTCTTTCGCTTTCTTTTCTCCTAAAGGCATTAAGACATTGATCGCGGTATGGCCTCCCAAAACTACACCGCATCCGATAGCTGATTTACGAAAGTTTTTAGCATAAGCAAAAGCGTAACTTTCTCCTATGCCCGAACCAACTTGCATTCCGAACGTGTTTTGCTTTTTTCCTATGTTCCAAATTACATAAGCCTCGGTGTGGGTATGGCCACAAACTGAACTCATAAAATTTTTAACTGCCTTGCTTTTCGCTTGACCACCTTCTCCATGCTCATAAAGTACGTCGTCATAAACTATACTTTCTACCCAGTTCCAATCTGTTCCTAAGACTTCGTTGTATGACTTTATCCACCTGGCGGGAATATCCGAATCGAACGCGCGACGCATAATTAGCCTATCGTGATTACCTATGCAAATATCAATTTTTTTATCGCAAATCTTAGCGAACGCATCGCGGTAACGTGAAAGCCTTTTAATTGCTCTATCAAGTTCTTGACCACCTCCGTAGCCGTCAGGATCGGTAGGGTGAAAACTTGAGTAGTGATTATCTATCGCATCGCCAATCATCAAAATTTGATTACAATTCCACTGCTCGTAAGTATCTACGACAAACTTTAAATAGCCGTCTAAATCGAACGGGCAATGCAAATCTCCTACTACAAGAATACGCCTCTCCTTTTTAGTGAGGTGCTGAAAAGCCTTTAGCTTCTTTCCTTTTAGTCTTGGTCTAACGTCTTTCAAAAAATGATAAGCAAAGTGGAACAATACCCACAACACACAATACCACCCCCGACCATTCTATCTCCCCGTCCATTGACGTTAGTGCGTAGGTTACAATTAACCCTCCAATGGTGCGTTTAGCAGACCATTTTCTTAAACCTCCCTTATCACGAAATATCTCCGTTAGGTCGAATTTCGATAAAAGAGCTAGTGCTTTTTTCACTTGTTTCTTCCAAGAATAACAGCATTGAATACTCGTCTGACAATATCCAATATCCCATCATCTTTCGTCGTTTCAGTTAAGGCAGTATAAGACCCCAAAAAAGTGATTAGGGCAAGGGTCAATTCTACCCAGTTTGTAGTAATAAAATCCATGCTAATTAATTTGTGAGTCTTCCGACTCGATTAAAAATTTATATTTGTCTTGTACATCAAAACTCGGACACGCCTTGTTGGAGTACTCGTTGTGACCATGTAAAGATAATTTTCCAAATGTCGTGTTGAGGCTATTGAATAGCTGTAGGAATCCTATCTCCTGCATAGCCGTCATAGTGTCTTTAGGTTTTCCGTCCAGGTCTAACCCACCCACATACGCAATTCCAATGCTGTCTTTATTTTCTGACTTTACGTGCGCCCCTTGTTTAAAGACAGGACGACCTAGATTAATCGATCCGTCTAAGTATATGACATAGTGATACCCTATATCTGAAAAGTTCCTCTGCAAGTGCCAAGAACGTATTGTATTTACGTCGTAGTGTGCGCCCTCTTTAGTTGCGGTACAATGTAATATGATACGTTTAATTTCTCTCATAATTTAACTCTCGTAATCTTTAATAGCTTCGTCTACCCATTGGTCTAACGCTTCTTTTATTTCGCTTAACCTCATACCTTCCCATCCATCTCCATACATTAATTTATCATTAACATATATACTCCAGCTCCACCCCTTGTTATTAATCGTATTTACTTCTACTCTTACGTCATATCCGTCTATAACTTCTTCTGCATAATACGAGCCTGCGTAATCTTTTATTAATCTCATTTGATACCTTTTTCTGCTAAGAGCAATTTAATATCCTGCATACCTACACATAGTTCTTTAAGGAGTGCTTTTACTTCTCCCTCTTGTTTCTCTAAAGAAAACAAACGTGACTTAATTTTCGTTACGTCGTTAGTCATCTTTATCCAAGTCCCTAAGACTCCACCGAAACAACCTACCGCTACACCTATAATTTCCATTATTTTATTATGATTTAAGTGCAAAAGTCCCATGAAAATTGACTAGTCCGTTGCCCGACGTTTTAAGTAATGGTACGATAATATCACCTTTTTGAAGCGATTGCGTTAAAGAAGCTGTAAAACATTCATACACATTTGGCGAGGTTGTTTTCGTGATGGTGGTTATGTGCTTTAGTGTTCCCTTTGCAGCACCTGCACAAAGCGGTCTAACATACCATAGTGATAAGTCTACTGTCACACTAGTTGAGCATATTAATTTCCCATCAAATGTAGTCAGCTCAGGAGTAGGTCGTATCGCCTGAACGACCATTGCAGGTATTATTTCAGTCCAGTCGATGTCGAAATCTGCTGTCAAAGCATTACCAAAATCTATAGACATTTGCGGATAAAAGGTGCTATTATATCCCTGCCAATTTATTGCTGCTCCGCTTTTGTTATTAGTAAACCCACGTATATTTGTAATATAATTTGTAGCACTCGTTAGGTTCGTAACGGTAATTTTTTTACTCGTTCCTGCTGCTCCTCCAGTAGTGTCAGTTACATCTACTATATGCATAAAGTCCCCACTAGCAGGCGCAGAAACTAACTCGGTAAGGTCTGTAAGTTTTGTTGGCATTTTATATAATTTTTGAGCTTAGTTTCTTTCTTAACTTTTGATTGCGTTAAGGAAGGCTTTTTCTTGGTTGCTTCGGGGCGGTTGTGGGTACACGTTGAGTCCTCCAAAATAGTTGTTTTGAGATGGTGAAAGGTCACTACCTGTATTGGTAGAGTATTGTGGTAGATCGGAGGTATGGTTGCAAATATAGTCAATCATTCGCTCTCTATAGAACATACCGATTTCTTCAGCTCTCTGGACTACGAGTTTAATATCGTCCGTACTAGCAGACTGCCCTTGCTCACTTGTGGAAATTGTGACAGAGTTGTTAGCGAATCGTAAGCGTACTACATACGCCACTTCTACAAAAGCAAGTTGAACTAGACAAGGTTGTAGGAATTGCTCTACTAGGGTAAGGTAAGCTCCTGTAAGAACTGTACCTGCTTTTATCTCTGCTTTAAGGTACTCGTCTAAGTCAGTTCCTAAAACTGGTAATATCCACCGATCTTGAGCAATTTGGATATAGGGGTTTAAAATGTTATCGTCTACGGTACTACCTAAAGCGGTATCGCGTTTAATTCTAGCTGAGGAAATATATAAGGTAGACATTAGTTAGGGTATTTAAGTGAGCCTCGTCCAGGCATATCTATCGGGGCAACGGTTTCATATCCTTCGTTTACTACGTAAGGGTTATTACCTACGCTTCTCATAACCGAATCGAAGTCGCCTTGTATTTCTACATTTTTGTCTTCGCTAAATTCAAACACCTCGTCGTCAGGGGCGTATATAAAGACATTTCTTTGGAAGCCATGTCTGCAAAAGCAACCGCCTTTCCACTTTAAAATGGAGTACTCATTTTCTCCGCTTGGAGCAAACTGACCATTGACCCCATCCTCCGACATACGTTCTATGTCCTCATAGCGATACATAGCTCCGCTGTTGGATAGTGACATCATTTCCACACAGAAGTCCCTGCTCTTATAGTTAGGGTCTACAGGAGGCGTTTTAGCGTTTTCCATGTAGCTGTACCTAACTGCAAATAGATACCCTTTTGGAGAGATTACATCGTAGTCAGAGTCCATGTCATAGTCAGCATACGCTTCGACATTTTCATTTGCAAAAGCTCGGTGCATCTTTTTAAACGAGTGAAACCACTCATCCTTTGTGGAGTCTTTTACCTCCTCCGTTTTCCATAACTTCCACCCCTCTTTCATGGTGGTCGCTTTATCTGACAAATGGGTAAGCCAAGACTCAGAAGCCTCCGAAGAAATTTTAGGAGGTTGCTCGTTAAAAGCTCTGGGCATAGGCATAGGTGCAGACTCTTTCTCGTCTAAGAAAGCAGCAGGTTTTAGAGGTATAAATTCTAAAGGTATAGTTATAGAGCTTGCAGCTAGGATAGGACGTAAACCCTCAAGCAAAAGGTTCTGCATAGGTTTAACTACCGTATTTGAGAACAAGTCGAATCCGTCACGAAGTTCGTCAGCATTTGATCCAAAGCCTCCACCCTCATTTCTGACTCCAAATAATAACGGTGTCGTAACTCTATGACCCGAGAGAATTTTAGTTTGTACCTCTTTACTGAGATAGTCAAAGGTTTTGTGCTGGTCTTGCATAGCAAAAGACTCTATAGTAGGAGCTGAATCTACACCATCGTTAAAAGTCATTAGAACCTTCTGTCCTCCTGCTCCTCCGAACTTATCCAGGACAAGCCTTTCTAATTCTTGGCGTTCCTCTTGAGTAGGCACTCCGTCGTTAAAATTAATAATTGTAGAAGGGAAGAAACCCGATAGTATTGAGTTGAGATGGAAAGTGGCTAGACTAGAATCTACCTGTATATATGAGGTACTAGCTAAGTAGTCAGGTAAGCCGTAATAGAAGCTCAGAGGACTGTACATTTTAATCTGTACAAGTTGGGAGGCAGCGGTTCTATCTGCGGTATTAAAGGCAGGAATGGGTCTAGGGACCTCTTTCGTATCGCTCCAGTCTGTAGAGTGAAAGAAGACATTGATATTATCCTCGTCGTCAGCGATACCGCATCGGATAGTAGAAGCTGGAATATGATGGACCTCTGAGATAGTTGATCGGTCTACACTCCAAATGACGTTAAGATAACATTGACCGTAAAGTTTGAGGTCGCCTGAAGCTCTCTTTAGACAAGTCTCATCTCCGAAAATCTGCTTGACCTTTAACCATTGCTCTATGTTTTCGTCTTTTGTTTCTGAGGTTAAACCACCTCCGTAAATCATTTCCGAAACGCCTTTTACAATCGCACCATGAATACTAGAGCTTGCGAATAAATCCTCTAAATAATGAGGGTATTGGTTATCTGCTCCTAACTCAATATATTCTTTATTCGGCTGCTCCGAAAAGATCGGGACATTTGTGTTAGCGTAGTTAAGAACGCTCATCTTTTGTTTTCTAGCTTCTTCTTTCATTATATATTTGGGTAAACTAAATCTGCTTCTCCGTCTCCTGTCGTATACGCTTTAAAGTCGTCTTCACCTATTACGTC